GAGAAGTCGTCCGGGGTCATTCCTGCGGGGAGCCTTCCGAAGGACACGAATTCTCCGCCGCCCTTCGGTTTCGGAAGCAACTGCATAGTGATGGATACCTGGCATCGGGACGGGATCATCTGCTGATTCCAGTGGGTGTACTGGATGTCGAGTTCCTGGATGATGCCGTAGTAGTTCAGGGTGTCGCCGACGACGAGATACACCGGGACGTACAGCATGGGACCGGCAGCGTCGAAACTGAACTGTCCCTTTCGGAACGACTTCGAGGAGTCACCCGTGGCGTCCGTCCCTTCGCCGGTTACGTCTACGGACGCGGAGATACCGGTGATCTTGTAGAGCATGGAAATATCCCAGCCAACGCCGAGAGCAGGAACGAATACGTTCTCGGCGCCGGTTACCCGGGAGGAGTCCCACATCTCGTAGGTCCGGTCGAACAGCAGGTTGAACTGCACCGTCTGCTCCAACGGCATAAGGAAGTCCTTTGCCGTCACGTCGTTCGGGTTGAGGGCGTTGTCGTCCGCCTGGACCGCTGAATTCACGGAGTGCGAAACATTAAGGACGCTCGGGTTGTACAGGAAATTGCACCGGTAGCGCACGCCGTCGACCGGCTTCTCCTGAATGATGAAGCCCCGGCTCAACTTCTTACCACCGCCCACGAGTGACTGAAGGCCGGGGAGTTTCGTTATCCGGGGGTCGAAAGTGCCGTTGTCCTGGATCCGCGTAGCCATTAGTTTCCTGCCGCGATGATGTTGATTCGGTTGTCCTCGGCGATGGCCTGCATGAACTGCTGGGCAGCATCCCGGGCCGCGCGCTGGTCCATGACGCCCTGCACCTGCACGGTGACCGCACCGGAGTGGAAGTTCAGGGTGGGCGTGGCGCCCTTGGTATTAAGCCCGCCGACGGTCGACATGGCGTTGTTCCCTGCCAGGACCTTGCGCATGGCGTCTGCCTGGTAGGCCGGGATGATCATCTCGCCTGCGTGGACGCGTGCCGTCTGGTCGACGTCGATGTTCGTCGAGCCGACCGCGTAGCCCTTGTACTTCCCGCCGTTGGCCATGGACTTGATGCCCGGCGCGTTGTCCAGCGTGTGGTAGCGCGACTCCTCGTAGCGCACGCCCGCGATGATGTTGTCGACGGGGTTCCAGATGTCCTTGTGGCCCTTGATCGACCACCGGTTGAACGTCGAGTCGATCGTCTGCATGATGCCCTTGGACGGGTGACCCGCCCTGGCGTTGGAGTCGGTGCGGTTGATCGCGTGAGGATTCCCGCTGGACTCGTGCTGGATCATCGTGTTGACGATGGACTCGTTCTGCTTGGTGTCCTGGTGCAGGATCCCGAGCGCCGTCTTGATCCACTTCTTGACGTTGCCGGATGGCATGTTGGTCGGGATCGCGTCGTTGGCGGAGTCGTTCGTCGAATCCTTGCTGGTGCCCGCGCTGGAGCCGACGCCCGCGCCGACAGAGGAGATGCCGGACGCGATGGCGTCAGCCTCCTCGGTCGAGCCGTACGAGCCGACGTCACCGCCGAATCCCATGGAGGACAGGCGGTTGGAGTCCGAACCGGCTGTCTCTTCGGCGTCGCCGGACGGGTCACCGAGGTTTCCGACGGAACCAAGGACCCGCACAGCGTTGGTGAACTCGCCCGGCCGGAAGGACCGGACGCGGACGACGGCTCCCGTGTGCGGCGCCTCAATGATCTTGCCGCCGCCTATGCACATCACGACGTGGTGCGCCGGGTTGCCGTTGAAGAGCAGGTCTCCCGCGCGCACGTCGCTGAGGTTGACCTTCTTGCCCGCCCTCTGCTGCTGCGCGGCCGTACGGGGCAGGGACACGCCGATCTGCTTGAACGAGTACTGGAGCAGCCCGGAGCAGTCGAAGCCTTTCGGAGTGCTGCCACCCCACACGTACTTCACGCCCAGGTACCGCATGGCGACCTTGATCACGGCAGCGGCCGTCTTGCCCGCGCCGCTGGTGCCAGTGGCCTTCGCGCCGGACGTCTTGCTGCCCGTGGCGGCAGCGGCCCCGCCCGACCCGCCGTCACCGCCGAAGATGGCGGAGCCCAGACCCCACCCAGCACCGAGCGCACCGCCGATGACTGTTCCTTCGGGCCCGAACAGGGTTCCGATAGCAGCACCGTAGGCGGCGTCCGAGCCAACCGTCGCCGCACCGTTGGCCCATTTGTTGGCCGTCGAGCCCTTCTTGGTGAAGTGGTTGGCGGCTGCGTGACCGCCCTTGTCGATGGCCAAGCCCGCCAGGCCCAGTCCGCCAGCCTTGGCCAGGGGGGAGCGGACCAGGGCGCCTGCCCCGGCCATCAGGCCCCCACTCCTGGCGGCAGCACCGACGCCGCCCAGCAAGCCGCTCGCTCCCTCACCACCGGCAAGCAGGCGCGACCCCATACCCAGGCCGCGCATCATGGCGTAGTTGCCTATGAAGGAGCCAGCGGCAGAGCCCACCAGGGAACCAGCACCTCCGGTGAAGCCCAGGACGGAGTCCGCGCCGGATGACTTCAGGACGCTCTGGAGCGCGGTGGAGAACATGTCCAGGTACTTCGTGGCGGTCTGGAGACCGGACGTGAATGCGTCGTTGGTGTTGACTTCCTGGTTCCGCAGGGTGCCCGCGCGGGTCATGAGGGTGTTGGCGGTCGAGCCGCCGATCTTCCAGTTCAACAACTGCTTCTGAGCGGCGTTCTTCGCCTCCTGGGTCTTGCCGTTGTCGCGCTGGTTGGCGGTGCTGACGTAGGCCTGTGCAGACCCGCCGTGGATCTGCGCGAGCATCATGCCCTTGAGTTCACCCTTGACCAGTTGCAGGGTGTTCGGGTCCAGGCCCCAGGAGTTCAGCGACTGGTTCAGGCCCGAGCCCGGGTCGTCGAGGGTTGCCGACAACTGCGCGCTCGTCTTGACCCGCTTGAGTTCCGGGAACCGCTGGTAGATCTGCTGGGCGATCTGTCGAGGGCTCTGCTTCGTGCCGTTCTTGATCGTCTGGATGCCCATGCCGCGCAGCGTGTTGTACGTCGTAGCGCTCCACGCTGCGGCCGTACCCTGCGCACGCTGCGCCTCGGACATGCCCGGGTTTATGTATCCCGAGGTGCCCTTGGCGTAGTTCCAGTTCGTATTGAAGTTGGCGGAGCCGGGCGACATGCCCATCTGCGACAGCGTGGCGTAGGCCGCTGCTGCGTCCTGGGTGGACTGGGCGGTGAAGTTGTTCTTGAAGGCCGAGTCACGCAGCGTGTGCCAGGACTGGGACGAGTACTGCGCCGCCTGGTAGGCGGTCGTCTGCATGTCGACCTGGTCGGGCAACTGCTTCTGGCTCCAGGAGACGACGCCCTGGAGACCGCCCTTGAGGGTGTAGCGACTTCTGTGGCCGCCGTTGTTGCCCGAGCCACCACCCAGGCGGGGGGTGTTCGTGCCACCGGAACCACCAGAGCCGCCGGAGCCACCGTTGTTGGACGCACCGCCGCCCTGCGAGCCGTTGTTGGAGAAGCGGACGGAGCCACCGTTACCGGCACTGCCGACGTTGCGGGCGTAATTGCTGGTGCCGTTCCATGCGTCGCCCAGCGCCAGGCCCATACCCCGGGCACGGGACATCTGCCCGACTCCGGTGTTTACGCCCTTGAGACCCTTGTTCAGGTCGTTGATGGTATGCGTCAGGGCAGAGATCGCGTCCTGGGCCTTATTCCACCCCAGGAGCGTTCCCTGCCCCGCCACAGTGCTCTCAGCCATTCTCTGCCTCAGCAATTCGCCTATGTCGCTGCGCCCTGAACCACTTCACCCAGTGAAGACGCTCGCGCACGGTCAACCGGCGAATCTCGCTGAGGCTCCACGCCGGACTTAGTTCGACTAGTTGCTCGTATTCGAAGTACGTGTCGTGGTAATTACAGGCCCTGAAACAGGTCCCCCGCACTGATGAAGAGGGGGACCTCCTTTCCGCACGAATCGTGCGTGAACTTGACCTCATTGTACTGAGGGCCAGGCTGCTTTTCCTCAATGGCATCGAGGATGCGCTGTCGGTCCACGATGCCCAGAGAGCGGGCGAACTCGGGATTTCCGGTGACGGCATTCTCGCTGCCGTCGGCCTCGACCACGGAAATGAGGCAGCGGGAAAGCAGGAGGGTGTTCTGCTCGGAGTCGGTGGTGCGGTCGGCAATGGCGAGGATTGCGTCCTGGTCGTTGCCGACGGGAATCCGGACGAATGCCTTACGGCCCTTTCGCAGTTCGACTTCGAAGATGCGCTGGGACGGGTCCTCCAGGCGCCGGATCGGGATCTCGTCGAGGGTGACGGACAGGCGGAACTCCTCGCCGCAGTGCAGGCAGGAGAACCGCTCCCAGACGATCTCGTCGCCGTAGGTCGCGCGCCGGATCTCCATCAGGAGCATGTCGCGGTCGCCGAGCAGGAGGTTGGACAGCAGGACGGGGCTGGTCTTCTCGCCGCCCACGGAAACAGTTCCGGAGGCGAGCAGGGTGGAGATGAACTTGCCGACACCGCCCTGGCGGGCCTTGGTGATGGCCTCTTCGTCCGCGCCGGTCAGTTCCCGGACCTCGGCGTCGTAACGGGTGCTAGGGAAGTCGTTGCCCAAGACGTAGCCTCCCGGCAGGCGGAAATTACCACCTGCCGGGAGAACGATCTCAGGCTTTGCGACCTCGCCCCCCTGGTTGAGCACTGCCGCGATGGCGGAGTTTGCTGCACCAGGGTTCGTAAGGGGGCTGGAGTACCCCTCGGTATTAAGGTCGTTAGCCACTGGTTTTGCTCCTAGTCGAGTCTCGGGAATCCGCTATTAGAAACTAACGGAAGACGAGCCCGTGCTGTTAGCCAACTTGAACTCGAACCCCTCGTGAGCGAGGGTCATCTGCTGGACGATGATCGCGTTGGCGCCCGCGTCCAGGTCCGAGAAGGCCACCGCCGTGGGCCACGCGTTGTAAACGCGGAACGCGGCCTTGGCGGGAGTGGCGCCGGAAGTCACCGGGTGGTCGAGCACCTTAATGTCGACCATGTGCCGGAATTCCGCACCGGCCTTTCCGTTACCAGTGCCCTGGAGGACAGTGAACAACTGCCTCATCCAATCCATCATCTGCGAGTCGCCGACCGCGAGGCCCTTGGACAACGTGATCGGGGCAAAATCGGACTGACCGGGCATCTTCTGAGTTGTCGTGTTCATTCCACCCTCACGGTATGGAATCACCTCAGTCGTCACGTTCAGACCCGAAACGGACATGAAGCCCATGCGGGCGAAGCCCTTGATGCCGGGGTGCTGGATCTGGACCTGGAACTTGAAGTTCCGAAGCGGGTCCGTCGCGATGTGTCCGACGGTGGACGTGGTCGTAGCCATCAGTGGGTTACCTCTCAGGAAGTGGCCGTGCTGTCAGTGGCGGAGGAACCGCCGCTGAACTGGCCGATCTCAACGACGATGAATTCGGCCGGGGTCTGGAGAGCGACACCGACGGAGATGTTCACGACCCCGTTCGCCACCGACGCAGCGGTGTTGTTGGTCGAGTCGCACACCACGAAGAACGCCTGCTCCGGAGTGGTTCCGGCCAGCACGCCCGTCTGCATGAGGGTCAGCAGGTACTGCGAGATGACCGCGTTGACCTGGTCCCACAGGATCGAGTCGTTGGGCTCGAAGACGGCGAACCGGGTGGCGTCGAGGATGCCCTTCTTGATCAGCATCAGCGACCGTCGGACGGAGACGTAGCGGTCCGGCATGCCCGTCGACAAGGTGCGGGCGCCGTAGATGACGAAGCCCGTGCCGGGCAGCGACTTCAGCACGTTGATGCCAGCGACGTTGAGGTTGTCCTGGTCGTCGTTGGAGAACCGGAACTGCACGTCCAGCACGCCCTTGAGGACCGTGTCGACACCGGCCGGTGGCTTCTGCACACCCCGGGAGGCGTCGGTACGGCTGTACTGGCCGAGCACAGCACCACCAGGCGGCAGCAGCCGGGCCGACCCGGACGACGCCGTCGCCGGATCGTTGACGATCAGCCACGGGCCGTAGATGGCCGCGTAGGACGACGAGCGGATCGCGGAGCCACCCGTAGACATGCCCTGGAGGCTCAGCGCGTAGGAGTGGGCGTTGTCGGCAGACGTGGCCTTCGCACCGTCCACGACGACGAACACCGAGCCCTGATCCTCCGCCCACTGGATGATCGGGTTGAGCACCGTCGAGTCGGTGACGCCCGGCACGTTCAGGACGAGGTTGTCCTCGACGATCTCCAGCCGCTGGGCAGCAGTGGCCAGGTTGAGCGCGGCGACGCCATCGGTGCCACCGGTCAGCGCGGTGCCCGTGTGGACAGACGGGGAGTGGGTGGGAGCCCACGCGGTATTAAGCAGGCTCTGGACCTGCACGAAAGACGAGCCGGTGACCGGCGAGTTGATAAGTGCCTGTGCATTGCGGGAGTCGGCCGGGTCCAGGGAGACGTCGGAGAAGCGTTCCTTGAGGTACGCGGACGTGGCCCCTCCGACGTAGACGTACAGGTCGAACCGGCCGGAGCCAGTGGCTCCCGGAACGACGTCTACGTAGACCTGGTTGCCCCACGTTCCCGGCGAGATCGCAGTGACCTTGAGGGTCGGCTTGGCTGTGGCCTCGGTGTCGTCCAGGCTGACGGTAGCCGCGACCGCATCGGAGGCCGCCGCGCGCACGATGTAGGCGCTGTTGCCGCCGTTGTTGAAGAACTCATAGACGGCGAACGGAAGCAAGTCCGAGGTATCGCCGAAGCCGCCGTAGGTGGCGACGTACTGCGAGAAGGACGAGACCAGGGTCGGCGCCAGAGGGCCGCCCTGCTTGGAGGTGCCGACGAAGGCCGCAACGGACTCGCCGGGAGTCGTCGCGGTCTGCGCGAGCGGGGTAAGCGTCTCGTCGATGTAGACACCGGGCCGCTTGTAGACAGTCATCTGTTTCTCCTGGGTGAAAGTGAATTCCTGGGGTTACGAATCCTGGGTCCGGGTCATGGGCGATTTACGTTGTCCGTGAAGTACTCGAAGTCCAGCGCCACGCTGGCCGCCTTGACGTACGCGTCAGCGACGGACTGAAGCATTTCGCTGGACACAGAGATCAGGTATTCGCGACGGAACAGACGCTTTCCGTTCTCGTCACGGGTGTCGGCCAGCTCTGGGCCGCCGAGAAGATCCAGTCGACGTACCGTTCCGTCCTCGGGGATCTCCAGAAATCCGAACCGCGCAGGAATCCGATCGCGCTGCATCATCAAAGACGCCAGCGCAATGTCGTGCTCCGCGAGACGGGTGAAGACCATGACGCGGTACCGCAGATCGAAAGGGATCGGGTACTCGACGAGGTACGGGGACTGCGTGACGTCGTAGGAGGTGTCTCCCTCCGCCCACCAGCCGGTCGTGCCCTCGGGGGCGTACGGCAGGTAGACAGGGCCACGGTGCTCACGCTCGTCGGCCTTCTCGATGCCCGCGTGCTCGATGACGATCAGGGGGAAGGTCTGCGTCGCCAGCTCTACCTCGGGAATGCGGTAACGCACCGGAACGGGACGGCCGTCCGGCGCATTCGCATCGGTAACAGAGAGGCCCTGGAGTTTCGCCTTAACGGCGCGGTCCTCGTTGATGAGCCATGGCAAAGCGGGCCTCACGGGTCTCGAACAGCGGAAGTCTTCCGCCATTCAGGATCCCAAGAAAGCCGAAGAAGTTTATAAACCGCTACTGGGACCAGTGCTTGAACTGGACATCGTTGACCAGCTCGTCCGGCTTCATCTGTACGCACTCGATACCTACGACGATGTCCCGGTTCTGAATCTGGCCCAGAACGGAAATGGACGTGACGCGGAAAACCGAGTTGTCATAGACGATCCGGTCGACGAGGTACTTGCCGTGGTCGATGTCCTGGTCGGTGAACCCCATCTTCCGCAGCGCGTCGAATGACGCGGTGACGGAGAGGTTGTCGACGGTGTACAGACCCTGCGGAGTGTCCTGCGAGGCGCCCTGGCTGTGGATGATGTGCAGGGCCGGGATCCGGTACGGGCCGGTGAAGGTCTTCCCCTGCCCCGTCGCCTCGTCGTACAGGTTCTCCCCGGCCGGGTCGGTGTGGGAGTAGCGGTAGTACTGGACCATCTCGCCGACCTCGTGCTGGCGCCCCCGTAGGGACGCCATGATCTCGGTGGTCTCGTAGTTGGCGTTGAACCGCCCCGACCGCTTCCAGTCCAGCCTAGACATTGCCCGGCACCTCCAGGTCTTCCGGATCGGCCGAGGTGTACTGGCCGCGATTGGCGGTGCGGAGTCGGTGACAGTTAGCACATACGACTTCGCACTTGGCTATCTCTTCGAGGATCCTCTCGATGCTGTATCGACCCATCTTGCTTACGTTCATGACCTTGTCGTCTCCGACGTGGTCAAAGTCCATGCAGATGGGTGGGAAGGAACCGCCACAGTCCGCGCAGGGGCGGGCCTTGAGGAGTCGGATCAGGGACCGCTTCTCCTGGATACGCAGGTGATCGGTGTCCCGCTTGTGCTCGGAGTTCTGCTCGTACCACTCCTTGGCCTTAGCCAGAACATGTTCGCGGTTGGTCTGTTTCCACTGGCGCATGCGCTCCAGCTCGACGTCGCGATTACGCCAGTGGCGATCAGATGCGTACCCGGCCTTGCAAGGTTTGCAGTAGGGGTGTCTCCCATCAGCGGAACGGGTCTGCCGATGGAACTCCGAAACCGGCTTCTCTTCCTTGCACTTGGAGCACGCCTTCATGATCGTCATGCTGGAACTCATAGCACCCGGCACTGACATCAGAAGTACCCGCCCCAGGTCTGCGACGGGATGCCGGACTCGTCGTCGTTCTGGTGGCCCGGCCCGATCGGCGGGAGGACCCGCTGCGGCAGCGAGTAGTCGTCGTACTCCCGCTCACGGAAGATCGGAACGAGACGCCCGGTCGTACGGGAGACGCGCCGCAGGTTGGTGACCTCGATCGCATACAGGCCGACGCCCATTTTCTCGCACAGCAGCTTGTACCGGTCGGTGAGCAGCTCGATCTGC